TGATGAGACATCTATATTAATCCTTTGTGTTACTATGTTGCATAAGTTAATGATCTATCTGGTGAATCAACACTCATATCATTTGAAGGAATATTATTTACAGTAGAATTATTAATACTTGTATTGTTATTATTTTCTGTATTACCTGAACCCGATTTAGTAGTTTGTCCTTCACGTTCTAATGCTTTTATTGGTCTCGTTTCACTTTGTGAAGATAATTTCAATTCTGGTTTGGGTGTTATAGGTGATATAGTTTCATTTAGAGATAATTGTTTAGCATTTTGTATTCTTTTATCTCTATGTTCTCCAGATGATCTTTCATAATATTTATCAACTGCAATTGCTGATTCTTCTGGAGTTTTAGATTCTCTTAATTTCAAACCAGCTCTTTTTTCATTACCATTAGTTAATTCATGAGTAGTGAAATCTAATTGATCTTGTAATGAAGAATCACCTATATCTTTACCACTAAACTTTGTAAATTCAGCTTGTCTATCTGGATGCCATTGTGCGATACCTTTAGCTTTTCCACCATCACCAGTTGCAGTTGTATCTAAGTTTTTACCAGATTCAGCTTGTAAATTACCAACTAATCCAGAAGCTTGTTCTTTAGTAAATCCACCACCTTTTTTAGACATGAAATGATCCATGGCTTGTTTACTACTATCTGACTGTGGAGTTGATTGTTTCGAAGGTGGTGCCGATGATTTTAATAATTTTTCTAATTCATCTGATGAATCACCATCTAAGTTAGCTTCTGCTTTTAGTGTTTGTAAATCATCGTTTGTTATTTTACCAGACTTCAATCCTTCTTTTACTTTATCGGTATTAAGAGTATTATTACCTAAATCATCTGTAAAATAACCATCTTTCTCTAGAGTTTCAACTTTAGAACCACCATGTCCTAACATTTTAGCAAGTGGTTTTGGAATTAAACTCCAAAAATCAAAATCCATTATATTCTTTAATGAAGTCCAAACCTTATTCATCGCATCAGTTAATAATGTAGTTAGACTCCATTCTTCACCTTCATGTTCCCATTTGAATAAGTCTGTAACATATGATATAACTGAATCAACTATTCCTGTGATAAATGAACTTAATTTGAATGGTTCTTCTGGATCACCCCACTTAAACATTCCTTTTAAGAAGTTTATTGCTAAGTTCAAAGGAGCATAAATTAAGTCTGTCAACTTAGCTAAACCTTCTCCAAATGTCTCAGGGAAGGTAAATAAATCTTTAATATATGTTATAACACCTTGAATACCATTAAATACAGAATCAATGAAACCATTAAATATTTCAACAAAACTAAAACTATCTAATATTGATGCGAAGTTATCAAATCCAAATTTACCAGCAATCCAAGATACTCCATCTTTAACCATATCTAATAGACTGAATACTAAACCATTTAATAGTCCTTTTATTCCACCTTTAATAGCGCCAATTATTCCTTCTTCCTTAAACCCATCAATAGCACCTGATATAGTATAAAATATACCTGATAATATTTGAATAAAAGGCATTAATTTACCGAAGAATTTACCGATACCAAATGCTGTTTTTAGTATTTTAGCAAACATACGAGTTGAATTCTTGAATGTGGATACTAAACTACTGAAATATGATTTTATTTTCAAAAGAAATTTACCAAGTTTAGTTGCTTCATCGCCTATACTTGTAAACATACTAAGAGATTTGATTTTTGTAATGAAGTTTCTAATAGGATCGAGTATTTTAGAAAAGGTTGGTAATTTAAGCATCTTCCAAGAATCCATCAAACCAGTAAAAAAACCTCCCATAGCAACAAATGGTGCTAAAATAACTGCTGCACCAACACCCGCCATTGCTAAGAAATCTAAGAAACCATTATTTCCACCACCTAAGTCTTTCATCTTATCACCAAAACCATTTAGACTTTCAACCATTTTTTGTAGAAATGTTAGTTGTTGCTCGTCTCTTTTGACTTGATCATTTGCTATTTCTTCTGCAGTGAAATCAGTGTCCGGACTTCCTAAAGTGACATTCATTTCAGCTAATTTATTAGCAATATCTTCTTCAGATCTACCGTTCATCTTAAGAACTTCTTTAATTTGTTCTGAATCTAATCCTTGGTCCTCTAAGGATATAATCATTTCTTCTTGTTTTTGTTTTGCTTCAAGAGAATTAGCTTTAGCTGAATCAATACCTTTATTTAATGAATCACCTAACATCATTAAACCAGGAGAACCAGATAATAAACCAACAGACTTAATCATTCCACCAGGACGTGATAACGCTTTAAGACTATCAAATGTACTTTTAGCACCATCTGATAATTTATCTGTTATTGCTTCTGTCATAGTTTTACGAGTTCGTTGATTGCTTATATCAAAGTTTTTAGACATTTCTTTTGCTGCTTCTGCAAACTCTTTATCTTTATCTTTACCTTGAACTCGTTCTGTTATTTCCTGGTCTTTTTTATTTTTTGGCATTTTGTGTATTCTCGTCTTTAATTTGTTTTGTTAAGATCGAGGAGAATATCTCCAACTCATAAGGTATAAGGTTTAATATCTCTTCATATGAAAAATCAGAATATCTCACCATAGCACCTAAGTTTCGATAATATGATGAGATATCTTTTGACGTATAAAGTGAAATAATAAAGTCAATCATAATCTATTTGAAATTACTTATATCATCTGTTTCGTAATTATTATTCTCACCACAATTAACACAATCGTAATCAAAACTAATATACAATCTTGCTAGACTCTCCATCTCTTTCGAAATTTTCTCATAATCCATTTTAGTGAATATACAAAAAATGTTTTCTATTAATTCATCTGGTGTGAAATCTTTATAAATCTTCCCATCTATTACAACTGTATCTACAGAACCAGCAACTAAATCTTGAACAACGATTTCCTCTTCATCAAATAATGATTTTATATTAGCTGGAACTAATTTAAGAGATAATTGATCGTTCATTTTTATAGTACAAGACAAGTTTTCTGGATTCTTAATTAAAATAGAATTCTCTAAATTAATTTCAAACTCGGTTTGCTTAAAGCAATGTTCACATTGAAGCTGTCCATCGATCATCTCCCCATTGGATTTCATTCTAATATTAAGAATTAAATAATAAAAATCAACAATATTCAATGTGTTGACCTCAAAAACTTCAGAAATAACACATTCATCTATCAGAGATTTGAATAATTTTACTGCTCCTTTCTTATCTTCTGGATCTATACTTGTTAATAATGATTTCTCATTCTTAATTACAAATGGTTGAATTTCTAATTTCTCTTTTGAAATCGGTAAGGTTATATTGTGAACCGGTAAGGTTAATTTAGGTAGCTTATTTTTTTTGTTATTTGGTGACATAATATGACTCCTCCGTCATTATAATAGATTAACTTGTTTTGAATTTTTTAAAGTTCCATGAAATCGGATATTCCATAATTTGATTATCAGAATCAAATGATAATTCGATTGGGGATATATTAGTTGGATATGCGTCGATAATTTCTGTGATTTTTGCTACAGATCCATCTCGGTTGAATATCTCGAATTTAATATCGCATACATATGTTTCTTGATAACCAAACTTCCCATCGTCAAATATCTTTTTAGCCCATTCATCAAAACATTTAATTACTTGTGATTCACCACCATCTACCATAAAAATCAGAGTAAATACGTCAAAATCGGCACCAGATACAAATTTATTGAAATAACCATCATGGTAAAATTTATTTTCTGTGTAGGTAACTCCAGGAATAGTTGCAGTTTTACAAGCATGTGTCAAAAGATCACCATATGTGCTTGATCCCCACCATCCTGATAATGTTACCTTAAACAGGTTAGGGTGAATAAATCCACCCTTGAATGTCTGTAAAAATGTGTTCAATGTACCCATTTAATTAATTCATCCTTTCTGATCCGTTCTGTTGGTACTGATGGTGAGTTTATTTCCTAAAAGTGGTTTTCTACAAAAAATAGTTCAATAATATCAAATGGTTAAGAAACAGGAAACCACAGAAAGTGACGTTTTCAACGTTTTAATCACAAAGTAATAGTAATGTACCAGTTCTTAATTAAAACGTTGCTAAGCGCCTGATTTTAGTAATTATTATTCACGAACCCAATGAGAATATGCAAAAGTGACGCCGAACTCTGAAATCGTGTCAGATGAATCTGAAGACATGTCTATAGGGTCAACTGATGTAGGCCAAAGATTCATCATTTTATAAGCACCGTTAGTCATTTCACTTCCATCTCTTTTCAATTGAGTGATAGTTGCTGTTGCAAAATAATCACCTAATTTAGCGGCTCCTATAGCATCATCATTAGCAATAATCTTTGTCTGCCAATCTTCTAATGCTGTTCTGATAGCAGAATCTTCATCATGAAGTACAGTGATACTCCAATCTTCAAAAACTGGATCACCAGAAACTTTAATTGTATTACTCAAATATTTTACTTCAATAATACCAATTGTCTTTCCGGGTACTTGCGCTGCTTTACACACAAATTTTATTTTCTCATCTAAATTGTCTATCTGCACTTGATATAAATTACTACGAGCGCCTACAGAAAAATTTGATACGAAATCATTTACAGTCGTCATCTCTTTATTCTCCTTGTTACTTGTGTTCTTGTGTTCTTATGTTTTTATAGTTTTACTTTTTCTCTTTTAGGTGTTGTTTTCTTTTTCAAACTGTTTAGATCTTTAACAACAGAAGTAAACATTTTTATATCAAATTCATCATATTTTGTAACTCTATCATTAATAGTTTTTAGAATTTCAATAGAATTAAATAAGATACTTTTTGACATTTTATCTTGCAGTTCAACATATTGTTCGGCTTTGGCTTCTATTAAATCTTTATATGTCATCATTTTAACTATCATTCCTTTATGTTTTATGAAAAGCAGTTAGAAGAAAGGGAGGAGGTCTCTCTTCAACATTCCCATGCTGTCCTGCTTATACTTTATAATACTATTTATCTGTTCACTGTTTCATTATATTTGAAAACTAAATTTCCACAATCCCAAATACGGTCATATCCATTATTTTGCATATTCTCCCACTCAGTTAATTTAGGATCAAACAATGCTAATTTGTCTTTCAATTTATGTTTCATAAAACCAGATCTGTGATAAACACAATCTTTGTCATTTATATACCAATAATTGAATAAAACTATTGACTTTTTAATTAATATAATGTATAATGTATTTATATTAATTAAAAAAGGAGCTGAAATGAAAATAAATTATAATTATTCACAAACTACTAATTATTTAACAGAAGAAATTCTTGGTAAATTCTTAAAAGAATTTCTTCCAGAAACTGAAATTATACATGATAAAAAAGTTCCAAACAGTAATATAAATAATAGACCAGATTTTAGATTAGATGATATTAAATTAATTTTAGAATTTAATGGTAAATTTCATTACACTAATCCAAACACAATTCTTTCGGATTTTAAAAAAAGATCAACTTATGAATCTATGGGTTATACTGTAAGAACTATTCCTTATTGGATACAATTACACGAAGTAGTGATTTATGATTTATTTTGTAACAATATCAAGTCTCTAGATTCTTCTAAAATTAAAAATTACAATCTTTACCCTTTGGGATTTATCGATAAAAATTGTCCATTACCTGCTACTTTTTGTGATTTAGGTATAAATGAAACATTAAGAGAATATAAATATTGGAATAACATAATAGACTGCTATCACAAATATTTTGATTTAACTTTAATTGAAAAAATATTCGAAAAGGATTCCTTCCTCAAAGTTGCTAATTTATCAATAATGAAATATTTCAAAGATTTTTATAACAATAACGGTCAAGGATTTGAAATGTCATTTGACCCAAATTGTTATCCAGGGTTAAAGGCTGAAATGAAATATTTAAATAACCTTTAGATTAAATAATGAAGTAGAAATTAATTAAAGTTTTCTACTTCATTATTTTTAGTTTATTTAATAAGAAATTTTCCCCACATATTCGTCAAATGAAACTCCAGTAGGAGTTGCAATAAAATTTAGTGAAAGATATTCTACAGACCGCGACGGTCTTATGAAAATTGAACAAACAAGTTCATTTCTATCAATAACCTCTCCAGGATTATTTAATTCAGAGCATTCCACATGAAAATCATATATACCTTGTCTACCTTGTACAGTTCTTAGGAATGGTTCTATCATTCCTTTAATTTGCCCTCTGGTAAACGCAGTATTCTTCTCAAACAAGAATGCTCTAGATGCAGTAGCAATTGCTTTTTCAAGTACAATAAACAACCTTCTAACATCGATTCTATCAAATGCACTTGGTAGAGTTTGAAGAGTTTTCTGTCCCCAAACAACAGGACCATCCCCAGCAAAATTTACAACTGGATTAACCTGTCCAGAATACATAATATCTCTATGACCTCTATTAGGAGTAAAAGCAAGTTTAGTTGCATTTCTTACTTTACCTCTATTGAGACCAGCTGGTGCAAACCAAGCATCTCTTGTGTCATCTGTAAAAGCAAATATACCAGCAATATCACCAGACAAAGGAAGCCATCTATAAACGTCATTGAACCTATCATACTGATATTTCCAAT